TAATCGAAGAAAAGTTGGAGATCTCCAGTCAAGAATCCTCGAACTTGAAGCGGAAGTCGCTAGTCTACGACGTGAGCTATGCCGGAAAACGGAATAGGTTTACGATTCTTACTGATGCGGGTCCGATGATTGTCCATAATTGTGGATACGGGGCTGGTGCTCCAAAGTTCGCTATGATGTCTGGCATGTCGGAGAAGGAAGCGAAGGACGCTGTTAATCTCTACAGATCGAAGATGAAGAGTGTTAAAAAGCTGTGGTCTGATTATACCACAGATATTATTACTTCTTATGATACGGAGAACAGATTCACTGTAGACCTTCCTAGTGGCAGGACACTTGATTATGGGAGACTTAAACCAGTCAAACAGAACGACAAGATCCAGTATGTGGCGATGATGCCAAAGAATGGCAAGCGTGTGCCTGTCAAACTTTGGGGTGGTCTAGTGGCAGAAAACGCCAGTCAGGCTCTTGCCCGTGATATCTTCAGTCATATGCTGTGCAAGATCAATGATATCGGAAACGGTGTCGAACTGATCATGCACGTACACGACGAAGTTGTCGCAGAAGTTGATGCTGATAAAGCCGAATGGGCTTTGAACGAAATCATTCAAATCATGTCCACTCCACCAGATTGGATACCCGACATCCCAGTTTCCGCCGAAGGACAAATTCTAACTAAATACGAAAAATGAGCTATCGATACCTAAAAAACTTGAGAGAAACCAAAGCCGTTAAGGCGCAGAGCCTTAACACCCTCCAGAAGCCCAAACCTAAATTTGCGTCCAAAGCAGATTTCCGTGCATGGTGTTCTAACGCAACTACAGACCATGTGTTCTACAATATGGTCGAAGGAAGTACGCCGTCGAAACGGATCAGCAATGACAACCCGCCGAACAAGATCTGTGGAGTAGTTGCTGACTACGATGCTCCAGTCAATTGGGGCAACATCGATAGCGATATCGCCGCAAAGTGTGGGGTCAACATGCCAACGTGGCGAACTAAAACCCAATCAGGATATTTGCGTCTAGTATGGGAGTTCGACAACGCGATCCCGATTGCTCCAGAGATGTTCGACGCATTCATGAAGCAGATGAACTCCTCCCTCAAATTGGAGCGTCTGTTTGCCGGATTCGATAGTACGTCCCTACGCGCCAGCCAATACTTTGAATTAGGTGAAGATTGGCACAATTTAGGCGGGAATGTTTCTGACGCGCTAGTGCAGACTGCGCTGATGAAAGCAGCTAATGACCACCCACCTCAATCATCTGATACTTCAATTCCAATCGCTGTCGTAGCGGCTGAAGTTGAAGCCCGATTCCCGAATCGTTGGATCGGAGAATTTGAAGTGGGATGCCGTGGGCCATTGTTCTGGATCGATGACGGCATCAATCGAGACGGGTGTCAGGTAGCGGAAGACGGAATCATCTGTTACTCTGACCGTGCTGGAAAAGGATTCGTGTCGTGGAAGGAAATCTTCGGATCGAAGTTCGTCAAGGACTACGAAGAGAAGAAGATGGGTAGCCTACTGGACGAGTACTGGTACAACGGACGCTCGTTCTTCAAAGTCCTATTCACCTCTGCTGTCACGATTCCACGCGAACAGCTTGTGCTGGAGTTGAGGCAGTACGGATTCTCTATGAAGCCGAAGAAGGGTCAGCCGCTTTCCGAACTGGAGTCGGCTATCCTGACTATCTCCAACCAGAACCGCATCGACGAGATCGCACCTGTCGTATTCTCGAAGGATCGAGTCGTAGCCTACAACGGACATAGAATCCTCAACTGCGCCAACATCCATCCAGTTGAGCCAGATTCCGACGGAGATCCAGCTAAGTGGCCATTCATTCACGAATGGCTCAACCAGTTGTTCGTCAATACAGCTGGTAACAAACCAACTGTGGAGTACCTCTACTCATGGCTCAAGCGATTCTATAGCGCAGTTCTAGAGCGTGAGTTCGTTCAAGGACAGGCACTGCTGCTTGTCGGGCCCACAAACAAAGGGAAGTCACTCCTATCCAACAGAGTTATTTCGGGTCTAGTGGGCGGATACGCAGATGCCAGCGATTACATTTCTGGACAGACGAAGTTCAACAAGGATTTGGGTCGCGTAGCGGCGTGGGTCATCGACGACACTACGTCTGCTGCTTCGTTTCAAGACCAGCGCAAAGCCACAGAAATCATTAAGCGTTCTGTTGCCAACCCGCGAGTCGAGTATCAGGCGAAGTACGCTGACGCTATGTCTGTGCCGTGGACGGGGCGCGTTATTATGTCGCTTAACATGGATGCAAACAGTCTGTCCGTGATTCCGGCACTGGATTCGAGCAACAGAGATAAGCTTATGGCTCTTCGCATTAGCGATAAGGCTACCAGCAAGTTTCCCCGCAACTCAATTATTGAGGCTACGATTGAACAGGAACTACCTCACTTCGCTAGATTCTTGCTGGACTGGCAGATTCCTAAGCAGATCGAAGACTTCGGACGATTTGGAATTATCAGCTATATCGACGAGACTATTGCGTCCGCCGCTTATGATAACTCCAGCCGTTCTTCAGTTGCCGAACTTGTTGAGTTCTTCTCGAAGCGTTGTAGGGCACTCAATCCAGATATGGCAATCTGGCAGGGAACTCTTACAGAGTTTCAAGTTGCACTGCACGATTTCAACAATGGTCGTGGAGTCGGAATGTCCAACAATCTGGAATTCGTCCGCCGTGGCATGTCCACGATGGAGGAAGCGAGTCGCAATAACAAGCACTTGCGTCCAGTGAAATCCCATGGACAGGGCGGTGGTAAGATTTGGGAGATCAATCTAGACCCCAAATTCGACATCACAGTCAACCCGCAAGATACTCCTTCAGAGTCGTAATGGGACTGAGCTTCTTAATTTCAATGTGGTATCCATCGACACTATACTTGAAATTTGAATCTTCATCCACATGACCAGCTGGTTTGAAAGTAGAACGACGCTTGAATGAATCCGTTTTAATCCATCCTAAAATCCACAACTTGTTCAACGAGTTGTGGGAACGGAGGAAAACATAAACGTCGTTCTCAAACATATGGGTCTTCTTCGATTCCACAGACGCCAGATATTCTGGCTTAGGGATCGAAGAAGCCTTTTTTGTTTTTACTTCGACTGTAAGGCCAGACTTACACTTCAAGTCGTAGCTTTTAGTTGCTACGCTATCTTCAGCAACAAGTTCAGCTAGATACTTTTCTACTGCAATTTCCCCTAAGAACCCGTTCATGCGTCCAGCACCTCTTGTGTGGGAGTTTGCTAGAATGCCCATTTGTTCGGTCATGTCAGCGGCGCGTTTGAAATCCTCTCCTGACGGACGGAATTCTACATATTTCCCGTCAGCGACGGGTTTGAATTGTTCAAGCATTTGCTTTAGTAATACGTTTCAAAAAGGTGTCCCATGCTGGAAAGAAGATCTCCTCCATGCATCGAACCACTGGCTCTTGCTCATAGCGATCAGCAAATCCCACTCCTGATAGAAGCAGCGATGCCTCCATCAGTTCGTGGCGGATCGTAATCAATTTGGCAGAGTCCGGTATCGCACGACTGATCTCGATAGTTTTTTGGTCGTGCTTATACTGGCCGTAAGTATCATCAAGATCGCAGAAGAGTAGGCGTACCCGCCTACCCGCTACCATGATGGTCTTTGGCCATTTGCTTTTCATAAGTTTGAAATGCGTTGAGTAAGTCAAGTCTAGCTTGACCTACTACTCACATCTTCTCCTTCTTGACCTTAACAGCTCCGCTGTGTAGCTCGTCTTTAAGTTTGCCCTGTTTCTTCTTAGAGAGCGGGCTAACTTTGGAGAGCAAGTAAGCGACTTGTTTCTTAGATTTGGATTTGGATGGATCTGGTTTCACGGTTTCTCTGCGGATAGCCAGCTAATAATTGCGTCTGCGTAGACTCTGGCAAGTTCTTCGCGACGGGCGGAATAGAAAACGGTTTCTTCGACATTGCTGCCGAAGTAGGGTTCGAGAATTGCGGCAGGACACGGAGTCCTTTGCAGGAACGCTGAACCTCTGTCCTCTTTAGTGATCGGCTTCAGACCTCTGGAATTAGCGGACGGGAATGCCTTCTTGAAAGCGAAATGGAAACAGGACGCTAGTCTGGCGGAACGTCCAGAGCTGTGCCAGTGCAGGAACTCATACCCCTTTGCGTTGGGGCCAGCAGAATTGAAGTGGAGTTCGATGGCGACATCTGCTCCGTATTCCTGAATCTGCTTCGCAATCCAGCTCATCGCGCTGCTATATCCAGTCCCTTCATAGCGAGACCAGACTTTGACGTCGTGCTTTGCGTCGCGGAGAAGTTCCGCTGTGCGTTCTGCAAGCGGCTTATTGAACGCCCACTCTGTGACGCAGTTGGTATTCACCGCACCCTTGTCGCCGGAACGGCTGTGGCCTACACAAATTGCGATCTTTTTAGGCATACGGTGAATACCTTTCTGCGGATCACTTAGCGTCTTTGGCTTTGATCAAGCCGATGCCAGCCGTCACGGCTGCGAATGCGCCGACAAAATCGGGCGCACCGCCTTTGAGGATTTGGATGCCAACGCCCGAAAGCGTAGCCACAATTGTCAGGATGCCTAATGCGGTTGTTCTCATTTGTCTGTGGGGTTATTTCTCTTTCGCCATTTCACAATGATCTGGCTGACCATGTTATACAGTGAAATAATACTGATTGCAAGCAAAATAACGCTGCCGCTAAAGCGTACCCACCAGTCCAGTTGTTCCTGAAATGAAGTAATTAGAGCGAGTGAGGATGCGGCGATTCCAGTAAATCCATTAGTGTAAGACCACATAGGGTTAACAGATATCC